GTCACACACGAATTTTTCAATATTCAAAGAGGTTATTTAAACGGCTATTTTCAGGTAAAAAATCAGAATCAAAAAAATTCTAAGAATCGAAATTATTAACCGACAAATTTGTCGGTATTTTTTATGCAAATTTTTTGATTTAATTTCAAACGAAATCAAACAGAAGGAGATGAGCCTGATGGCAAAGGACGGAACTAACCGAGGCGGTGCAAGACCGGGTGCCGGGCGACCGAAAAAATCGCTTGCTGAAAAGATTATTTCAGGAAAAGAGAAACTTAGCCGAATCGATATTCCCGAAAATATCGAGGGTGTGGATATGCCAAAGCCTGCGGAATATTTGTCGGAAAAACAGCGAGATGGTAAGCCACTTGGCGCAGACGAAATATATACAAAGGTCTGCAAATGGCTGAAAAAACTCGGTTGCGAGAAACTGGTCAATCCGACTCTTGTCGAGCAGTACGCAATGACGGTTGCAAGATGGATTCAGTGCGAAGAGGCAATAACGAAACTTGGATTTCTTGGTCGTCATGCAACGACAAAAAATCCCTGTCAATCGCCGTTTGTACATATGTCGCAGAATTATATGAGGCAGTCGACAATTCTCTGGGCAAACATTCAGCAGATTGTCAAGGAAAATTGTGCAACGGAATTTTACAGTACACCTCAGGATGACCTGATGGAGCAGTTGCTTAATTCAAAAAATTAAAACGGAGAAAATAATAAAATGGAAAAAAGTGAAATAAAAATATTTGAAAACCCTGAATTTGGTGCAGTCAGAACAATGGAAATTGATGACATAGTGTGGTTTGTAGGTAAGGACGTAGCGGAGATTTTAGGATATGACCGACCAGATAACGCCATAAGAAGCCATGTTGATAGTGATGATAAGCTGATGCACCAAATCAGTGCATCAGGTCAAATGCGAAATATGGTTATCATCAACGAAAGCGGACTTTACAGTCTGATACTTTCGAGCAAGTTGCCAAGTGCCAAGAAGTTTAAGCACTGGGTAACATCGGAAGTTCTTCCGAGCATAAGAAAACACGGTGCGTATATGACCGATGAAACGTTTGAACAGGCTCTGCAAGATCCCGATAAGTTAATCAGAATTTTGACAAATCTGAAAAATGAAAGAGCAAAGAGAAAAGAACTTGAATCAAAAATAGAATCTGACCGACCAAAGGTGAATTTTGCAAATGCTGTTGTGGGCTCAGATTCTGTAATTTCAATAGGTGGTTTAGCAAAACTGCTCAGGCAAAAAGGTGTAGATACGGGTCAAAATCGCTTGTTCAGATGGATGAGAGATAACGGTTATCTGATAAAAACAGGCTCAGATAGAAATGATCCGAAACAAAAATACCTTGATATGGGACTTTTTGAAATTAAAGAATATGCTCTTAAAAATCAGGATAAACCGTATATGATAAAAAAAACAACCAAAGTTACAGGTAAAGGTCAAAAATATTTTATAAACAAAATTCTAAAAGAAAAAAGTGAGGAAAATAAATGAAAAACTTAATTACAATCTATACCGAACGCAGTTCATCGCCGGTCATTTCGGGAAGAGAGCTTCATAAGGCTTTAAATATCAGAATCCCATATAGAAAATGGTTTACAAATATGTGCAAATATGAGTTTGAATATAAAGAGGATTATACGCCCTTTGTTGAAATGAAAGAAATACGTAACGGTAAAGTTGTGAAATACAAAGACCATATTATTTCAATGTCGATGGCGAAAACAATCTGTGCGTTACAGTGTAGTGAAGAGGGTCGAAAACTACGAAATTATTTTATTGAGGTTGAAGAAACATGGAAAAATCCTGAAGCAATCATTGAACGTGAGATTGAATATATTAACAGTCAGGTAGGAAAATTAAAGCAGACTATCAAGGAGCTTGAAGATAAAGTTAAATGTGAAAAAAATAAAAAGCAAAAGCAACAGTAATGGAGAATAGAATAATGATTATTCCCATTTTACAGACGATTTTATGGTTTACATACGTCGTTTTAATCATGATTTTAATAGATAAACATTACAGAAAGTGAGGAAAAAAGCATGAAAGCGGATAATAGTTTCTGGCGAGATTTAAAGCAGAATCGCCAATATTTAACAAAGCAACAATATAGAACTATTAAGGGACAAGCAGTGAAAGGTCAGATTAATGACGCAAGAAAAGGTCTGAAAAAAATAATAAACAGGAGAGGGAACTGATGGCAAAAACAACGACAGAATTTGAACTGATTGACGTAAATAAATTAGTTCCCTATGCAAATAATGCACGAACACATAGCAAAGAACAGATTCTGAAATTGCGCTCCAGTCTGCGAGAATTTGGCTTTGTGAATCCTGTAATAATTGATCGAAATTTTAACATAATTGCAGGACATGGAAGAACTATCGCAGCCAAGGAAGAAGGAATTTCAGAAGTTCCTTGTGTGTACGCTGATCACTTGACAGAAGCACAGAAAAAAGCGTATATTTTAGCTGATAACCGAATGGCACTTGATGCTGATTGGGACGAAGAATTGCTTGCAATTGAGATGGAAGAGCTGAAAAATCTTGGTTATGACCTTGAATTTACAGGTTTTGATGAAAAGGAAATTGAAGATTTATTTGGTCTTGATTCTGAAAATGAAGCGCAGGACGATGATTTTGATTTGTGTTCTGCGTTGGAAAAAGCTGCGTTTGTACAGCGAGGAGATGTCTGGACTGTGGGCAGGCACAAATTAATGTGTGGTGATGCGACTTTGCAGGAAGATGTATCGACACTTATTGGTGATATAAAGGCAAATTTGATACTTACTGACCCACCATATGGAGTGTCATTCAAAAGTTCAAGCGGACTTACTATTCAGAACGACAGCATAAAGAATGAAGAGTTTTACAACTTTCTTCTTTCATCGTTTCAGTGCATGGCGGCACACTTGGAAAAGGGTGGAGCTGCCTATGTATTTCATGCGGATACAGAGGGTCTGAATTTCAGAAAAGCATTTATTGATGCAGGATTTCATCTTGCAGGGTGCTGTATCTGGGTTAAAGATAGCCTTGTTCTGGGACGTTCAGATTATCAATGGCAGCATGAACCTGTGCTTTATGGATTCATGCAAAATGGCAAACATTCGTGGTATTCTGACCGAAAACAGACGACAATCTGGAACTTTGATAAACCGAAAAGAAACGCAAATCATCCGACTTCAAAACCGCTTGATTTGCTATCTTATCCGATAAAAAATTCAACGCAGGAGAACGGAGTTGTAATCGACACTTTTGGCGGAAGTGGTTCTACGTTGATGGCTTGTGAGCAGATGAATAGAATTTGCTACACAATGGAACTTGATGAAAAATATGCATCAGTTATCTTGCGAAGATACGTTGAAGATACAGGAAATTCTGATGGCGTATTTGTTATTCGTGATGGTGAAAAAATAGCTTATTCTGAATTGGTGAAAGAGGTGGAGCATGAATAAGAAATTGACCCTTGGAAGTCTTTTTTCAGGTTCAGGCGGATTTGAATTGGCAGCTAAAAACGTGGGAATAGAAACAATATGGAATTCTGACATAGAGCCGTTTGCTGTAAGAGTAACCACAAAACGATTTCCAGAAGTTAAATATTATGGCGATATTTCGACATTGCGAGGCGAAAACCTCAGACCTGTTGATATCATAACTTTTGGCAGTCCATGCGTTGACCTTTCAATTGCAGGCAAAAGAGCCGGAATCAATGCAGAACGATCCGGACTTTTCTTTCAGGCAATCAGAATTATCAAAGAAATGAGGTGTGCAACAAATGGAAAATATCCAAGATATGCAGTTTGGGAAAATGTCCCCGGAGCGTTTTCAAGCAACAAAGGAGAAGATTTCAGACGAGTTCTTGAAGAGTTCTGCAAAGTCAAAGATGCAAAAGCATATGTACCTGAACTTGAAAAATGGGAAAAATCAGGAGAAATATTGGGAGATAACTACTCAATCGCATATATGGTACTCGATGCACAATTATTTGGCCTTGCACAAAGAAGAAAACGTATCTACCTTGTCGCAGATTTTGATGGAGAAAGTGCCGGAAAAATATTATTTGAGCGAAAAAGCGTGTCGGGGAATTTTACGCAGAGCAGCGGTTCGAGGAAAGAAACTGCCCGAAGTACTGAAAATTGCTCTTCAAAGGCAAGCGAATATGTCTTGTGCGACCAAGGTGGAGAGCGAATGGATATCCTGAAAAATCAGATAGGAACGCTTAGAGCCAAGGCAAATCATCCGCCGTTGGTCTTTGAAAATCGGCAGTTTTCAGCGAAAGAAGAAACTCCAAAAACACTAAAAATACGCTGTGGAGGTGGAAATGGCGGCAAAGGAAGTTTAATACAAGAAAATAAATCCGCAACGCTATCGTGCAATAACGACCAGACGCTATTTGTGCCGACAGTTTACGTAATCGGAGCAGATAAATCGAATGCGATGCTATCGGATAACCCTGAAAGTGGAATTTATGAAGCTGATACTTCCCGTACTCTTGATGTAAATGGCGGAAATCCGTCCTGCAATCAGGGTGAAATTGCGATTGTAGATGCATTTTCAATACAAGGTTCAATGATTGGACGAGCCGATAAAAACGGTCCGCAGGGAAGCGGAATAAACAGAGAAAAATCATTTACAATCGATGTATCCGACAGGCATTCAGTTGCCTACGGAATTGAAAGAGCGGCATTCAATCAAGGAAAAAATGCGTTATATGGCTTTCAGATTACAGAGGAAAAACAGCCAACAATGGTTGCAAAAGGACCGGGTGCGGTTGCGCATTCGTTCTATCCGCAAATGAAAGCTGAATGTCAGAGCTTGTTAACGGAAGTTTCCAACACGCTTGTAAACGGTACAAATCCGGGTTATCAGAACGGAGTTGTTCAGCCTGATGAAGAAGTTGAATATGTTGTGCGAAGATTAGTTCCGCAGGAATGTGCAAAGCTGCAAGGCTTTCCGTATTGGTGGTGTGATGATCTTGGAACTGAAAATCCAACGCAGGAAGATATAGACTTCTGGACAGAAGTTTTTGAGGATTACCGAAAAGCAATGTGTCCTGAAAAGAAGCCGAAAACCAAAAATCAGATAATAAAATGGCTGAAAAATCCATATTCCGATACGGCTGCATATAAGCTTTACGGAAACGCAATCGCCGTGCCGTGTGGGAAGTTTGTCTTGTCAGGAATAGCAGAAGTTGCGGAGAGAGAAAACGTATAAAAAGCACAAAAATGAGCTGTAAAGATTGTCATATCTCACACTTGATAAATCATTAAAACAGAGTTATAATTAAGTTACAACAAAGGGAAAAACACCCTGAAAATGGA